CCAGCCGTAAGTAATAGCCAAAAGCCATATTTATAAAATTTTTGTTCCGTTTCTTCACGCTCCTGCTGACGTTGACGTTTTTGTTTTAATTGAAGATAGTTTTTAGTTTTATAGTTTTTCATAGTTATTTTAATTAGTTGTTAATATTCCAAACATCGGCGATTACCGCCTGTAGATGCTGGGCGTTGAACTCTAGTTTATGTTCAAATTCAACTTTATAAATTTTTGTATCATGCGATTGCTTGAACAAAAAGAATGCGATTAATGCGATTAGTGCAAATATTTTATACATATTATTTTATTTCCTCGATTTTTAAAACTTCGAGAACTGAACAGTCCCGAGTGTATTCGTTTGTGTATTCTTTTGGCGTTCCCTCGAACCATTTTTTTGAAAATGAAGCCCCTCTTACGTAATGATTTTTTAAACCCTCGCCGAATTCTTTACTTTCGATAACTTTGCCAATCTCGCCGAGCGTTGTTTTAATGGTATAAATGCGATAATCATCTTTTAGTTTTTGCAAATCCATCTGTATTTTCCAACCATAATCGTTTAAAATATTGAGCTCTAGCTCTTTTTGTTTTTTTAGGGATTGAGCAAATGCGTAATCTTGTTTTAGTTTTTCTAGTTTTTTCATAAGTTTTTGTTTTAAATTAGTTGCTAATATCACAAAGTTCTACGCCTCTTTTTGTTAAGCGTCGCAATTGTTTTGGTGAAGGTAATGATATCACAAATTTACTTTGAGTTTCAAACATAGGCGTGCATGATAAATCATAATCCATTTCATCAGCTCTAAGTTGGTCAAGTGCATCTTCAAGCGTCCAAAATAAATATTCTTTTAGTAGCGTTTTTTCGCCGTCAAAAGCTTGATAAAAATAAAGTCTTTGTGGATTGTGCGGAATAGTTGTCATAGTTTTTTAAGTTAAGTTAATAATTAGGCTTTGTGGTGTTGCCGTTAGTAATTATAAATCTTTTAATTTTTCTTTTTCCTGAGAAATAAAATCAGGATTTAAAAAATCGCCGTGATTAATTGCAAAATTATGGAAATTAAGTAATTCATCTTTTGTAAGTCTTTTAACAATTCCGTGATTAATTGATTTCTTTGGCGAAAAATCTAAGATTGTGGAAAGTATTCCATCCCTTTGCTTAAACATTGAAGCCGTTGTTTGAACGGTTTTGCCGTATTTTGAAGTTGATATTTGCAAAACAAAATTATCTTCTAAATTTATTTCGCTTGTTGCTGTGTTATTTTCTAATTTTATGTTCATAGTTTTAGTTTTTTAAGTTAATAAAGCGGGTTTTTTTTGGTGTTTTTTAGTTATTTTTTTAATTCTTCGACCTGTGATTTCGCGAATAAATAGCAAGTGCAAAATCTTTTATCTAATTCCTCGCCTGCAGGTTGGCAATTATTATCAACCATTTTTATTTTGATAACTTTCGGACTAGAAAAAAATAAATAACCTTTCTCACCTTTTTTAACCGCATAACCTTTTGCAATCCAGCCTCTAAAAGTTGCAAGCTCTTCCTCCTCTTTTAAGCCGTGAATTTGTTTAATATAGTAGTTTAAAGGTCTCGGGATAATGTTGTCGGTATCCATTGCTTTAAGTGAACGGGCATTATTTGCTAAAGCTAAAAGATTACTATAAGCGGGATTTTTTAATTTTGCTTTTAATTCGTTTTTTTCGTTTAAATTAAGTTCGTTTTTCATAGAGTTATTTTTTAAGTTAAATTAATTAAGTGATTAAGTGAATCACTTTGTTAAACATATTATGAATCATTAAATTATTAAAGTCAAGCACTTATTTAATTTATTTTAAAGATTATTCAAAATGGGATAAGCTTAGAGTTTCAATGGTTAAAGAGGATATTAAGAAATAATAATAAAAAAAAGATTAAAAATAATTGAAAATAATTTGTGAATAAAATGAATTAGAAAATGATTAGATTAGAAGTTATTAAGAATATTATATGTTAAGAAAATGGTAAAAAATGATGTCAAGAGAAAAAAGGGGGTTGTATCAAAATAGAATAATAAGACTTATTAAAACATATATAATATAATAACTTGACAAAGTGAAATCATGTGGTAGGATACAAAAAAACAAAAAACAAAATAAATAAACTAAACTAAAAATAGTTTAGGGAAACAAAAGAAAAAAATAAAAAGCTCTTTCTTAATCTCACACAGTTTTCTTAAGGGTTCTAGGGATTTTCTTTTAAATCAATATATTTTTAGCATTATTATCATTAGCTATAAATTAAGTTTACATAATCTTTAAAGAAAGTTATTGACAAAAGATGATAAGATAATTAATTTAAAAATTATTGTGCTCGAAATAATTTAATTAAAAAAATATGTTAAAAAATAGTGTAAAATTCTCACAAGAAATATTTGATGAAATATGCGTTAGAATTGCCGAAGGTGAATCATTGAGGAAAATTTGTAAAGATGATAAGATGCCTAGTTTGGTGGCAGTTTGGAAATGGTTAAATAACAGTGAAGAGCTAGTTAAGCAATACACACGCGCACGAGAGGAACAAGCAGAAACCTTTGTTGATGAAATACTAGATATTGCCGATGATAATAAAGATGATACTTCTATTGATGAAAATGGAAAATTAATCATTAATCAAGAAGTAATCGCAAGAAGTCGCCTTAGAGTAGACTCAAGAAAATGGATCGCCTCAAAACTAAAGCCAAAAAGATTCGGCGATTATACTAAGATTCAAGCAGAAGTAAAAGACACAAGCTCTACAAGCTCGTGGCTTGGTGAAGTATTAAGCGAGATTGATAATAACAAATAATGTTGAATAATTCTATTGACGAAAAAAAAGAAAGTTAGCTGAGCTATTGAGCAGTAAGTCTTGGCGAATGTCTAACTTGTATTTTTGTAAAGATGAGAATGGCAAAGAGTTTAAGTTTATATGCAATGAAGCACAAAGCGAGTTAATCAACGAAACGCACCCGCTCAACATTATCTTAAAAGCTCGACAGCTTGGTATCACAACATTCTACTGTATCAATTATCTTGATGATTGCCTTTTTAACTCAAATATAACCGCCGTATTGATTGGCGATGATTTAGAAGATGCTAAGAAGCTACTACGCGATAAAGTAAGATATGCTTACGATAGATTGCCACCTGAGATAAAAGAGCATAGAAAGCTACTAACTGATAGCACTGAGATAATGCGGTTTAGCAACGGGTCAAGCTATTCAGTCACCACCTCGGCAAGGTCTGGCACAGTTCAACGCTTACACATTACCGAATTCGGCAAGATATGCAGGAAGTCGCCTGAGAAAGCAGAAGAGATAATGAGCGGAAGTTTAAACACAGTGCATCAAGGTCAACAAATTGTAATCGAGTCAACGGCACAAGGAGCAAGCGGGCATTTCTTTAATCTATGTGATGTAGCTGAAAGAAAGATGCGTATGAAAGATGAATTGACGGCACTTGACTGGAAGTTTCATTTTTTCGGATGGTGGAAGGATAAGAAGTATTACATGGATGCGGATTACCATTTTAGTCTAAAACAAGATGATTATTTCTTAGAGCTGGAGGCTGAAGGAATTAAGCTAACAAGACAGCAACAAACTTGGTATTGTAAGAAGGAGGAAACTCAGGGCGAGTTGATGAAACAAGAGTTTCCAAGCAACTCAAAAGAAGCATTTCAAAAGGCTATTGTTGGGGCTTACTGGTCAAAGGAATTAATCAAAGCAGAGCAGGACGGAAGGATTGGGAAAGTAAGTATTGACCAATATTTGCCAGTTCATACGGCTTGGGATTTAGGCATTAATGACACAACTTGTATTTGGTTTTTTCAAAAGAAAGGCTTTGACTTCATGCTTGTTGACTACTATGAGATGAGCGAGGAACCATTACCGCATTACTTTAAGATTCTTAAAGATAGAGGCTATAACTACGGATACCATTTTGCACCGCATGACATTGCAAAGCGTAGTTATTATGATGGAAAGGACGGGCTAGAAATTGCAAGACAATTTGGTTTTAGATTTGAGAAAATAACAAGACCACAAAAAAAAATAGATTCAATCAACGAAGCACGAACAATTTTAAATCGATGCTGGTTCAGTCAAACAAAATGTGAATTAGGGATAAGTAGGTTGCGGGAGTATCGAAAGAAATTTAATGACAAATTGGGTTGTTTTATGGATCAACCATTACATGACATTAATTCAAATGGTGCGGATGCTTTCCAAACATTTTCGGCTTCATGTCATCAATTAGAAACATTTAGACAAGAGAATGATAATTACCAAGATGAATATGTTTTGGAAGAGTTTATGAACGCTTCAAATAGAAACGCAATCACAGGTTATTAAAAAGTGCTTGACAAATATTTTGAGATAGTTAATTATATGCAATTATTAGATAATTATTAACATTAAACAAATTTTAAAATTGTTAATTCAAAAAGATTCTTACAATTCAAAGCTTGATTTTCAAACTATTTTGTCAACTGACAATCTAGCAAGCATATTATCCGAAGAAACTAAAACGCTTATAGCTAGTGAAGTCATGACTAGATATAACACTGACTTACAATCTCGTAGCGAAAAACAAAAAGTATTACAAGATTTAGTTAAATGCACTCTAGCTATTGGCGATAAGCGTTCATTTCCATTCGAAGGTTCATCTAATATAATGTTTCCTTTAATTTCTACAGCATGCGTTGATTTTTCCGCAAAATGTTATACCGAAATTTTTAAAGATGGTAATATTGTAAAAGCCAAAGTTATAGGCAATGATGATGGCGAAGTAATGAAAGACTTAGAAGGCAATGAGATGAGAAATGAAGATGGATCTGTTGCTATGCTAGATGAAACAGGTTTGCCAGCAATTCAAAATGTTGGTGCAAAACTTAAACGCGGTCAAAGAGTCGCAACAGTAATGAATTATCAGCTAAACGAAGAAATAGAGAATTACGAAAAAGACATGGACGCATTGTTTATGGGCTTAGCGACGCTTGGAATAATGTTTAAAAAGAATTATTATGACAATAATGACCAATGTATAAAATCAGATTTAATTTATCCTGATAAGCTTATAATTAATGATTTTGCCACATCTTTTGAAGCACCAATTACACAAATTATTGAAAAATACCCACAAGATGTTGTTTCGTCAATTCGTAGTGGTGATTACATTGATTTTGATTTTGACCCAAAAGCACAAGATAGTGCATCTTTTGATAATTCTTTAGATGCTAACGACGAAAAACAAACAAGTGATGAAGCATCAGCGGGTTTGGTTATTTTCTTAAAACAACACAATTATTTTGATTTAGATAATGATGGATACCCAGAGCCATATATTGCAGTAGTTCACAAAGCTACAAACAAATTAATAAAGTTAGTAAAAAGATTTAATGAAGAGGATGTTAAGTATAATAAAAAGCAAGAAATAATTAAAATTAAACCCATAAAATTTTTTACTGCATATAATTTTATTCCTTCACCCGATGGATCTTTTTATTCTATTGGTTTAGGACACTTATTATACAACATAAATTCTGCGATTAATTCAAATATTAATCAACTCAATGACGCTGGAACATTACAAAATACAGGTGGCGGGTTTATTGCTAAAACATTAAATATTTCTGGTGGCATGAAGCCCTTTAAATTATCAGAATGGAAAATGGTTGATTCTTATGGTGGAAGTATTCGTGATGCTATTGTTCCATTGCCACACGCTGAACCATCACAAACTTTATTTGTTTTAATGCAATTTTTAGTAAATGCAGGTAAAGAATTAGCTTCTTTAAGAGATGTATTGACTGGTGAAAATGCTGGAAATATTGCCGCTACGACCTATATGGGAATGGCAGAACAGGGACAAAAACAATTTAAGAGCGTATTCAAAAGAATCTATAATTCTTTAAAACAAGAAGTTAAGATATTTTACGAAATAAATTCAACTTATTTATCTCAAAAAAAATATTCTGAAATTTTAGATATTAAGTTAAATGAATCACCAAATGTTAAAGAAGATTTTGATTTAAAAGGTTATGATATTGTTCCAGTCGTAAATCCTGAGAATGTCATTTCAATGCAAAAATTTGCAAAAGCACAATTTTTAATGAGCTTTATTAATTCGCCTTATGTTGATCAAATGTTGTTGCATAAAACAGTTTTTGAAATAGCTGGAGTTGAAAATTTTGATAAGTTTGTTATTCAACCACAACCTCAACCAAATCCTGCCGTTGAATTAACAATGGCACAAGAAGAAACTAAACGCATGCAAATGCAAGCTAATGTTCAAATTAAATCTGCCGAATTAGAGCTAGAGCAAATGAGACTACAAAAAGAATCGGCAAAAACTGATTCAGAAGTATTAGTTAATTATGCACAAGCGGGCAAATTAGTTAAAGACACTGAAATGGCAGAAACCAAAGAAAAATTAGACGTTTTGGATAACATGATTGATGCAGAATCAAGACAAAACGAAATGCAAGACCGCAAAGAAGATAGAAAATTTAAAGCGGCAGTAGAGCTAGCAAAGCTAGAGAATCAACAAGTTAAGGGAATTAAACCTGAAGCTATTGATAATAATATTAATCAAAATAATGAGTAAATTATGAGTCAAATAGAAATGAAAGAGTTAAAAGATTGGTTAAACGATCAAACAGCGTTAAAATTTAAGAAAATTTTATTAAATTCTCGTATTAAATTGTTAAACAGTATATCTCATGGATATATTGGACAAAATAATGCATTTAATAAAGACTTGATTCTTAGTTCACTTGGTGGTTGCGAAGCCTTAGAGCAAGTTTCTAATTATATTGGATTAAATGCTGAAGAAGATTTAGCAATTTTAATAAACCTTTTTCATGGAGATTCAAATGATTAATACTTCTGGTTACAGTGTTCCTGAATATAGAATTTTAATTTTGCCTGATGTAGTCGAAGAAAAAACTGCTGGTGGAATAATTATACCTGATTCATCAATAGATACTTTACAAGGAGCTAAAACTTTAGCAACTATTATTGATATTGGTGAAAAAGCTTTTGATCAAGGAACTGATAGAGAATGGAAAAATAAACCAAAAGTTGGTGATAAAATTTTAATTCCATCTTATGAAGGTTATAGATTAAGCAAAGATCAAACTAAAGATGGTAAAGAATATAGAATTATTCTTGACCGTAATATTTTAGCAATTCAAATTAATGAGGAAATATGCCAATAATTGATCGTTCTGAAGAAATAGATATTGATATTGGTTTAAATTCACAAGAAATTGAGCCAAAAGTTGAGCAAGATAAAAATTTATCTTCTAATCCAATTCTAAAAGAAATGGAAGAAGAGGAAATTGAAAAAGAAAATATTATATTCGAAAAATCAACAAAAAGTGAAGAAAAAACTTTTTATGAAACTTTAACTGATACAGAAAAAGAAGCTTGGGATCGTGGCTGGAGAACTGGCAAATTTTTTAAAGGAAGATATAAAGATGGAACGGTAAAACCTCATAAAACAGCACAAGAATTTCTAGAAATACAGGAAAAAGAAACTCCCGTATTAAATGAAAGAAATCGAAAACTAGCTTCTGAAAAAACAGCTCTTGAAAAAGAAATGAGCGAACTTCGTAAGCAAATGAATGTTATTTTAAATGTCCAAAAATTTGCATATGAAGATAATAATCAAAAACGATTTCAATCTTTAGATGAAGCTGAAGAAAATGCAATTTTAGAAGGTGATGTTGCTAAAGTTAGAGCAATTCAAAAACAAAGAAATGAATTAGAAAAAAATAAAATTTCTTTTACCGAAAATAAAATTGATGAAGAAATTCAAGAAGAGCCAAAACAACAAATACAGCCCGAAGATAAAAAAATATTTGATAATTGGGCTCCAGATAACACTTGGTTTTATGAAAATGCTCCAATGAGAGGATATGCAGAAACTTATTTTGCTACTTTATCAGAGCGGATTCCTCTTCGTGATAGACTAGAAATGGTTAGCGAAGAAATCGAATCAAGATTTAGTGATAAATTAAATAAAACTAAAGCTCCAAGTGTAGAAAGTGGTCAAAGAGGTATTAATGTAGGTAAAAAACAATATACTTATAATGATTTGCCTGAAGATGTGCGTAAAACATGTCAATATTTTGCAAAGAAACACAATTTTACTTCTGCGCAAATTAAAGATATGCAACAAACCGCCATTAATGACTATTTTAATAATTAATAATTGAGAAAATTTATGACAAACAAAAATATTGATTCAAACAGAGAAAATTCAAAAGAACATACTCAAGAAAGAGTATCTAAGTATAATGATAGAGAAGATAGACCTACTAATCGGGATACAGAAATTATTAAATTACCCGATGGAAGAGAATTTGTTAGAAATCCACGCACATATCTAAAAAGACATGGTGCTTTATCAGATTTGCCAAAAAAGGCAGGTTTTATAAGACGTTGGGTTTCTAGTAACATCCCTAATCGATTACAAGATTTAATTGATTTAGGATATAAACCTGCTACTAATGAAAATGGCGCAGAAATTGCTCCAATCAGAGGTGGTCAAAATAAAATGGGCGAAACATTTATGCGTTATGCCATGGAAATCACTGAGGAAATGAATGAAAAAATACAAAGAGATAATCAAATTAAAATAAATAATAGGCAACAAGAAAGCATTGATAAACTTGCAGGAAAAGATCTTGGTTTGGGTTCAATGACTTATGTTGCACAGGATCAAAAAAAATTAATTAAATAATTAAATAATTATGACAAATTCAAATACTCCATACGGATTAACACCCGTTAAGAACTCTCCTTTTGTAGAGATTCCTAAAAATTATTACTACATTCCAGCTAGTTATGGAACTGCATTGTTTATTGGTGACCCAGTAATCAAAACAGGAACTTCTAATACTGTAAATGTAACATCTGCGGGTCGTTTTTTTAATGCTGGTTCTTTACCAGAAATCAATAAAGCAACTGCTGGTGATGCTAATAAAATCACTGGTGTTATTATTGGTTTTTTAGCTAACCCAACTAATTTAAATGTTGCTTACAATCCAGCTTCGACCGAAGCAGTAGCTATTGTTGCTGACAGCCCACTTCAAGAATTTGAAATTCAAGAAGAAACTGCAGGAACTGCATTAGCTGCAACTTCTGTTGGCTTAAACGCTAACGTAGTATTCGCTGAATCTGGCTCAACTGTCACTGGCTTTTCTGGTGCTGAATTAGACACTTCAACCCCTGCTACTGATGCAACTTTCCAACTTAAAATTTTAAGATTAGTTGACGCTCCTGATAATGCTATTGGTCAACATGCTAAATGGCGTGTTAAAATCAATAACCACACAGAAGCAAACGTAACTACTGGTATCTAATATTAATTAAAAAAATATAAATTATGTCTATTATAGTAACAGGAACAATTCCAAAAGCTCTTAAACCCGGAGTTAAAACTTATTGGGGAGCATACACCGAGGATGATCTTTTAGCATCAAAACTTGTCAAAATGGAGTCAACAGACGAACAATTTGATGAAGATGTGTTAATTTCGCCTTTTGGTCTTTTAAAAACTAAAAACGAAGGTGCTGGTGTTGATTATGATTCAATGTCGCAAGGCTATGTATCAAGATATCAACAAAGAACTCGTGCATTAGGTTATCAAGTTTCTTGGGAAGCTCGTAAATTTAATAAATATCTTAATGTTGTATCTAAAGGTAATGAATATTTAGCATCTTCACTTCGCGAAACTAAAGAAGTGGATGTTGCTGATTTATTCAACAACGGTTTTGATGCAAACTACACTTTTGGTGATGGTAAAAAGTTTTTTGCAACTGACCATCCAAGTCGTGCAGGCAACTTTTCTAACACTTTAGCTACTCCTTCTGATTTATCAGAGGAAGCTTTGGAAGAATTGTGCATTCAAATTAGAGAAACTAATAACGATAGAGGAATCAAAGCTAAAATTAAACCAACTTTACTACAAGTTCCATCAGCTTTAATGTTTGAAGCTACTCGTATTTTAGAATCTCAACTTCGTGTTGGATCTGCTAATAACGATGTTAATGCTTTAAAATATATGGGTTTGTTTTCAGGTGGTATTTTAGTTAATCCGCATTTGATTTCTGACGACGCTTATTTTATTAAAACAGATGCTCCAGAAGGTGCTAAAATGATCACTGCAATTCAGGGTGAATTTAGCAACGATGGTGCTTTTGAATCAGGAGATCATAAATATAAAATTATGACTTCTTATGCAGTAGGCGTTACTGATCCTCGTGGCTATTTTGCTTCACAAGGCGTTTAATTCTTTTAACTGTTGTCCTATTGGGTAAAAGGGGGTGAAATTCCCCCTACAATTAAATTTTATATATTTATGCCATCTACAAATTTTACTAAAGGCGTTAATAACATTACCGCTCAAAACATTTTGGGACAAATGATCCAATTGGATCCAACCCAAATGCATACTTATTTTGACGATTTTGACACTTACACAGCTGGTGACTTTACAGTTACTGAAACACAAGCTGGAGCAACACAAGCTTTAGCTAATGTTGATGGTGGCGTTCTTTTGCTTACTAACAGTGCCGCAGATAATGATTTAAATGCTTTGCAAAAAGTTGGTGAATCATTTAAATTTGAAGCTGGCAAAAAATTGTTTTTTAAAGCAAGATTTGCTGTTTCTGACGCAACTCAATCTGATTTTGTTATTGGTCTTCAAATTACTGATACAACTCCATTAGCCGTAACTGATGGTGTTTATTTCAGAAAACATGATGGCGATGCTAACTTAGATTTTGTTGTAATTAAAGATTCGACTGCTTCAACCGCTACTGCAATTACAACCGTTGCTAATAATACTTATTTAACAGTAGGTTTTTATTACAATGGCGTTGATGAGGTGGTTTATGCTGCTTCTATAAATAATAATAATCCAACTATTCTTGGTAAATTAGCAACAACCAACCTTTGTGATGACGAAGAATTAACTATATCTTTTGGCATTCAAAATGGCGAAGCTGTAGCTAAAACTATGTCTATTGATTATATTTTTGTATCAAAAGAAAGATAGGAGCAAACATGCGAAGAATCGAAATCAAAATGGACTTAGCTGATGTTGATCCTAATAGTATTTTTGAAAATCAAACATTAGGATCTGCGGGTAATTTTAATTTAAATGGAATTGGAGTTGTAAATAGTGAGTGGGTAAGTCCTGATGGTTTTGCTAAAAAAATTGGTTTTACTTCTAGTGGCAACATATCTAGTGTTAATTTTGTTATATCTGGTTATGAAGACAAAAATAAAACTATTGCAATTAGTGAAACTATAGCTGGACCTAACAATAACACTGTAGAAACTACTAACTATTTTTATTCTATCCAAACAATTTCAGCAAGTGGGGCAGTTGCATCAAATGTTGAAGCTGGTCCAGTTGATGAAGCTATTTCTCGAATAATTCCTATAAAAAGGACATTTTCTGATAGAAATGAACGAATTACTGGCTTGACATTTATAAAAACGGGGACTATAAATTATACAGTTCAACAAACAAATGATAATGTTCAATCAAAAGATGATAGAACATTTAATTGGTTAAACTCAGATGATAGTAATGTTGTAAATGCAACAACTTCTAAAAATAGTAATTATACAACTATGCCAATGGCTATGCGTGTTAAAATTAATTCCTATTCATCTGGTGCCGAATTATTAATACAAGTTAATTAATATGGATTACTTAGTAATATGCGACAGAACTGGCTTTAAAAAATGGCGTTCACAATGTCAATATGAATGGGACGGCAAATTAGTTTGGAAAAAAGTTTGGAGGAGAAGACAACCTCAGGATACTGCAATTGTTTATCCTCCAGCTCAAAAAATTGCTGACTCTAGACCAGAAACAAAAGATAATTTTATTAATGTTCCACCACCTAATTATAATTAAAAATAAATATGTCCAAAGGTTTATATGCAAATATTCACGCAAAAAAAGCAAGAATAAAAGCTGGTTCTGGCGAAAAAATGCGTAAGGTAGGAAGCAAAGGTGCACCTACTGCTAAGAATTTTAAACAATCTAAAAAGACTGCAAAAAAATGAAAAAAAAATCAGTTAATTTAAGCGTTGGACGGGGTGAAAAGTCCAAAAGCGGAGGACTTACTGCAAAAGGTAGAGCAAAATATAATAACGCAACTGGAAGCAATTTAAAAGCTCCCGTTAGTAAAGAGCAAGCACAAAAAAGCCCAAAAGCAGCGGCTCGTAGAAAATCTTTTTGTGCGAGAATGTCAGGAGTTAAAGGTGCTACTTCTAAAAATGGAAAACCAACTCGAAAAGGACTTGCATTAAAAAAATGGGATTGTTAAAATGAAACCAGTTAGAATTGACGATTTTAATTATTTAGATTCTAATTATGTAAGCAATGGCAATCATTATGATGTGCAAGATTTAATTAAAGCTGCAGAAAATTTAGAGGTATTTGATTTACCTCTTGTTGCGGTAAACATGAATCATAATATTTGTCAAGCAACTTTAACTAGCTTTATTTATCATTGGAAGCGAGTTGAAAAAGCAGATTTACAATATCCAGTAATCATTGATTCAACTGGCTATATTTGCGATGGTTGGCACAGGGTAGCAAAAGCAATCTTGGAAGGCAAAACAACAATTAAGGCAAAACGATTAGAAGTGATGCCAGAACCTTTTAAATAAAAAAATAATAAAATATGAAAAAGAAACCAGTAAAATTAGAAAAAAAATCAATGAAACAATCAATGAAACATATGAAAAAATGTGGAACAAAAAAAGGTGGAAAGAAAAAATAATTCTTGACACTAAAAATAATTAATCAATAATTAAGCAATATTTGAGTAAATAGTGCATAAAAAATTAAAAACTCAAAAATAATGGATTGTTTTAATCTGCCTGTTATAGCTGAAAAATACAATAAAGACTTATCTATTCTTTCTAATATGGAAAAAATAGAGTTAGCAGAATATTTTTTAAAAAATTATTTTGAAGGTTCGGAGCAAACTGCAAAAGAACTTCCTTTAGAGCATTTTATTTGCAACAAAACATACACTAGACAAATTACTCTTCCCAAAGATATGCTCTTAACGGGAAAAGTTCATAATTTTGATCATGTTAGCATTTTATCTAAAGGCGATGTATCGGTTATGACTCCAGACGGAGTTAACCGTATTAAAGCTCCAGCAACTTGGATTTCAAAAGCAGGAACTAAAAGACTAATTTATGTCCACGAAGAAACAATTTGGTCAACTATTCATCATAGCGAACATACTATAGTAGAAGATTTACAAAATGAATTAGTTCAC